GGGCAGGAAAGCTAAAGGCTTATGGACGCAGTGGCGTAAGGAAAAATTCCTCGCGGAAACCTGGCTCGAATGGAGCTACGGGTGGTTACCATTGTTTTCTGACGTGAAGGCTGGGTATGAGGCGGTGACTGAATATTACCATAAGCAGCGGCCATTCGAAATGGTCCGCGCTAAGGGTTTTAATAAGTCGTCTACTCACTCCGGCGATCGCAGCAGTACAAGCAATGGTGGTATCACCTGGAGTTGGGCTACCAGACAAGATTCGGAAGGGCACGTCAAATATTATGGAATGGTCCGAGTTCTTAATGAATTCGGCTATGTCCCTGATATGCGTTACACGGGGTTTGATCCCCGGTCCTTCGTCCCCACTGTCTGGGAGCTTATTCCATACTCGTTCCTGGTTGACTATTTCACCAATATCGGTGATCTCCTGTCCGCATGGTCGTTTAACCAAAGTGATTTGCATTGGGTCTCGAAAGGGACTCTCGCTGTATCTACCATTTACTCGGTAGATGAGCGGGTCGACCCTAGTACAGACCCGACGTTTGTCACAGTTGCTGACATCGGACACCCAGGCAAACTGTCATGGCGACGTGAAGCTATCACTCGGGGGCCCTACTATGGTTCTCTCGTACCTTCATTTAGGTTCGAGATACCAGGTATGTCCTCGTTAAAGTGGCTGAACATGGCCGCTTTAGGAAGGCTTCACTTCAAAATGATTCCCTTTTAACCTCTTTGGAGATTGTCTCATGCCTTTCTCTCCTGATTCCTCAACTACCGGAGGAACCCAAACTGGCCTGACTTCGCCAACGTATACGCTAACTGCGGATACGGTGCAGAACGGCCAGAAACAGTGGGTTGTGTCCGCCTTAGGCGGCACGCAAACCAATGTTAGGGCGAATACGATTAGCGATCCTTTCTCAGTTACGTTCTTTAAGCCTGCAGCGCCAAAAGCGCTGCCGGCCCCGAACCCTGTGACTGGCCGCTACTCGCAGGTCCCCGTCAACACGTACGGTATGTTGATTCGCAAAGGTGTTCGCATTGACGCGAACAGCACTCAGGCCATTGCTCGGGTTCGTGTCAACTTTGACATCCCGGCTGGGTCCGATGCTTCTGATGCGATCAACATTCGAGCGATGATCTCCTTCTTGGTCGGCGTCCTCAATGAAGAGAGCGACGACCTGTCGGATACGCTGCTCACGGGCGTCCTCTGACCTTGCGGTCATGACTTTCCCACGACGGCGGGCAACGGATAGAGATATCCGTCGTCCAAAAGCACGTGACCTGGCTTGCTTCCTATTCGGTATCTTAATCGATACCGTCTTTGAGAAGTTTCCAGATCTTGTGCGGATCATCCTGTAATCCACTATTCCCTCTTGTGAGGCTAAGATGAAAATCGAACGATCTAAACTTGTGTTTGACCTTGCTATCCTTACGTCTGATGAGGAGCTTTGGACGCTTACGGGCATGCGCGTGTTCGATGATATATCGTACCGCGCTGCCTGTACAGCAATCGAGGCTCGCTCATTCGGACTTTGGGGCAAGTCCCGCTATGTCCTTATGCTAAGGAGCAATAACCGCGTGTATAACGAGGTTTCGCTCCCGCTTATGGATAAGGTCGGAAATCGTCGGGTCTTTACCAGCCTGACTTTTGATGGCCTAGTGCGGAGATTCTTTACGATGGCGACCGATAGCAAAAACACATATGACCTTTCCGGCATATGCGGTAATGCTATGGAAACCTACCGTAAGAAGTTCCTGTAGGATTACTACGTGGAGACGAACAGGTGGAACCTAAAGCCCTTGCTCTTTACTCAAACCTTCAATCAGACTTAATGGACCAGTTTGGCGACATATTTGACTTCGAGTCAAAAAGTGTTAAGCCAGATGTGCCCGTGACTCCAAAAGTCGCTGCCGCTGCATCTATTCTGAATTCCTTCCTTAAGAAATTTAGGGTTGAGAACACAGATTCAATGGATAGCAAGGCGCTCTTGAAGTTTCTGACCGTGAATAAAGCAGTTGGAGACTGGAGGCTGCAGCTGGAGACCGACGACGACCATATCCTATTTGGCGAATTAAGACGCGCCATTTGGGAGTTCTGGAACGTTGAAGGTCCCCCCGGGAGACGGTGGGAGTCCTTTCCCCTCGTTACAAACTACAGGGCTATCCTCGACGAAGGTCGATGTGGCCCTGGAGCTAGTATTCTCGGAGGTGGCGGTGATGAGTACACCAAAATGTACTCCTCTGCCCTTAGCTGTACGAGTCAATTCCTATATGATGAATATAGGGACTATGTTTCTGAACACCCTGATACCGATGCAGCCGAAGTGCTGCGTGATCGGGATTTTGAAGGTGTCGCCATAGTTGAAGGTAGTCGTCTCAGTTTCGTTCCGAAGAACGACCAAATATCGCGGTGCATCTGCATTGAGCCCACTCTGAATATGTTCTATCAGCTTGGGTTCGGTGCGATACTTGAGCGTCGCTTAAGTACCCATTTCGGAATAGAGATGGGTAGCCAGCAGTTCAAGAACCGTGAATTGGCCAGAATCGGGAGCACGTTCGACAATCTATGTACTATAGATCTAGAAAGTGCTTCTGACTCGCTGGGTTTGAAGATGTTGGAGGCCGTACTTCCGAGGGACTTTATGTCCTTCCTATTACGGCTTCGCTCACCTTCTTCCGACCTACCGGGAATTGGCCCATTTGCACTGGATATGGTATCTACGATGGGTAACGGTTTTACGTTCCCATTACAGACCATGCTCTTTGCAAGTGTGGTAATTGCAGCCTTTCGGGCACATGGGATTCGTCCCTATTACCCTAGAGGTAGAAATAACGGCAACTTCGGGGTCTTCGGGGACGATATCATCGTACCACAAGAAATTGTGGTCTCGGTGTTTCGTCTTCTGAGGATCCTCGGATTTGTTGTTAATTCTAGCAAGACCTGTGTC